GGGGTACTATCGGGAGGGTGTGCTATGCGGGAAAAATGGCGACCAGTCGTGGGCTATGAGGGGCTTTACGAGGTCAGCAATCTTGGGAGAGTAAGGCGGATAAAGATAATCGAACCGACAAAGAAAAAGCACGGGTACATGCAGATTTCTTTGGTGAATAAGGACGGGGTAAGAAAGTCTTTCCGGCTGCACAGGATTGTTGCGACGGCGTTCGTCCCGAACCCGGAGGGCAAGCCACAGGTGAACCACATAGACGAAAACCCTGAAAACAACCGGGCGGTCAACCTCGAATGGGCGACCGCAGAGGAAAACACAAACTACGGCAGCAGAACAGCGAGGGCAGCGGCAAAGAACGGCAGCAAAACGCCCGTGGTGCAGATTGACCCGGCGACGCTCAAGGTCATAGCGGAATACCCCGGCCAGAGCGCGGCGGCAAAGGCGACGGGCATCCCGGCATCGTGCATTAACGCTTGCCTACGCGGAAAGCAGAAACACGCCGGAGGCTATTTGTGGGAGTACAAGTACAAGAAAATCGTATTTTAATCTCAAGGAGGGCGCGATATGGGGAGAGACTTGACACCACAAGAGCGGGAGGAATTTGAACTCAAGAGGCGGAAACAGATTGAGGAGAACTGCAAGCGTTTTGGAATTAGTGCAGAGGAGCGCGAGCGCATATACCGCGAGGCCTGTGAAAAAAGGCAGGAGCCGAGCGAAAAGACACGCGCCGAGACTGCATTGAAGATTGCACTCTACCAAATAGGCAAAGGCTTTTTAGAAAGCCTCAAGACCGAAAACCACAGGGAGGCCCTTGATACCGTTGACGATCTCGACGGAATGAGTGACGGTGAATTTTCGGAACTTCTCACCAAGCGAATGAGCGTCCTCGACGAGGAGGAGCGTGAGGCTGCAAGGGATGTTATCTCGCGCCGCATCAACCAATGGAGCGAGAGCGAGCCGCTTTCTTTACGAGAGGTCATTCTGCTTGACCTGCAGAGCATAATCAGAGGGCATTATTACAGAGCCGAAAACCAAACAACCCGGAGATAGGAGGAGCTGAAAATGGGAGACATCGTTATGGCGGTCGCCATTATTGCCGTATTTTGCGGAGGGCTTTTCTACATCAGCTACAGGGGCTATAAGAAATCAAAGGCGAATAAGCGGGCCACCGCAGCCGTGAAAAACAGGCTGGGTGCGACCATGAGCGGGACGCTCAAGCACGTCAGCGGCCTACCACTTGCAAAGGGGCTGATGGTGGAGATGTTCTACGGCCCGGAGAAGATCACATTCAAGAAAGACGGGCAGGAAATTAACATCTCGCGGGACAAGGTAACAGGCATTGATGTCGTCATGGGAGACGGCAGCGGGCGAAAGGCCGTAGGCGGAGCTGCTTCGGGCAAATACTTGGTCGGAGGAGCAACAGGGGCAGCAGTCGGCGCACTGGCCGCCGTTGATACATACCTCGTTATTTCATACACCAGCGAGGGGCAAAACAAGAGCATCAGGCTCGATACCGCATCAAGCGGAATGTTCCCGACAAAGGTGGCAAAGGATTTTCAACAGACAAGCCACCAAAAGCGGACTACAATAGACCTTTAAGGGGATTTTCGGAACAGAACCCCCCGGAAAACTGAATTACGACAAGTTTAAGGGCTTCGCAGGAGTTGCGAGGCCCTTTTTTATACCCAAAAGCGGAGAGGAGGCGAGGATATGGCTGATTTACTGGCGAGATTTAAGCTCGTAGACGAAATGAGCGACAAGCTCGGCAGCATGGCCGAGAGCGGCCAGAGCATGGTGGCACAGTGGGAACAGGCAGGAGAGGCCGCGAGTAATGCGCTTGAGGGCATTGCGGGAGGCGTTTCGTCGGCGGTAAGCTCCGTGGACGGTGTAGCCACCTCTATCGCGGAAGTGACGGAGCAGACGGACTACTGGACGGCAGCGGCGGAGAACTACAACAAGTCCGCGTTGGAGGCCGTTTACTCTACCGAGGAACTGGTGGAGATGGGGCTGAAATCGGCGGACGCGCTTGAGGAGCAGGAAAGAATGTTCGAGCTGTGCGAGCAGTCGGCCAGCAGTTTGAGCAAGAGCATGGACGCGGCGGTGGAAGTCCAAGAGGAATTGAGCGCGGCCATGCAGGAGGCAGCAGACACCACGGCGGAGCTGGCAAAGAATGAGGACGTGTCGGCGGAAACCAAAGCGGCCCTCGCAAAGGCCAGCGTAGACGCGGCGGAGGCTATGAATGAGCTGACGGCGGCCCAGCAGGAGGCGGAGGCGGCTATGGCGGCCTACGACGAGGTGATGCAGTCCGGCACCACAGACCTCGACACGCTGGAAGCGGCGGCAGAGAGAGCCGGACACGCTGCGGAGGCCCTTGCAGAGGCCAACGGCAAGGCCAGTGACGCGACCGGGGAACTTTCCAAGGCGACGGAAAAAGCCGCGCAGGAGGCCGAGGAGGGCGGCGAGAAAGGCGTAAACGCGGTGGAGGGCATTGCGAGTGCGCTGGCCGCAGCGGGCATTGTCGCAAAGGTGAAAGAGATTGCGGAGGGTGTTTACGAGCTGGTAGATGCCTTTTCGGAGGCAGAAAGCACCGTAGTCAAGGCGACGGGCGCGAGCGGGGCCGCACTGGATGGCCTTACCACGAGCATGATGAACGCCTACGCCGCAAGCAAGTCCGGCAGCCTCGACGACACGGCGGGAGCCATCGGAGAGATCAACACGCGCATGGCCCTTACCGGGGAGGAGCTGACGACCGTAACGGGGCAGTTCCTTGACTTTGCCAACATCACGGGGACGAACGTAGTCGGCTCGGTGCAGAACGTCACCAAGATTATGAACAAGTGGGGCGTAGAGGGCAGCGAGGTAGAGAGCGTACTCGACAAGCTGGCCTACGCCGGACAGATTTCGGGTATCTCGGTGGACACGTTGAGCAGCAACCTAATCACGGGTGCGGCCTCGTTCCAAGAGATGGGGCTGTCGCTGGACAACGCGATTTCGATGCTGGCGCAATTTGAGCTTTACGGCATGAGCGGGACGACGGCGATCACCGCAATGCGTACCGCCGTGAAGAACTTTTCTGACGACGGGCTGAACGCGGAGACGGCGCTACAGTCGGTTATCAATGAGATTACCAACATGGAGAGCGCAGCGGACGCGACGGCCCTCGCGGTGGACACGTTCGGCAGCAGGGCAGGCGTGGATATGGCGAACGCCATCCGTAGCGGGGCGGTGTCGGTGGACGTGCTGACAGGCTCCCTCGACGTGGCAAAGGGGACGCTCACCAGCACGGCGGCCACAGCGCAGACCCTCGACCAAAAGTGGACGCAGGCCAGCAACAACATCAGTGCGGCATTTACGAGCGCGGTGCAGCCCGCGCTCGACGGCATTTCCGGCGGACTGGCCGGAGTAGCAAACAGCATAGGGACGTTCCTCAACGAACACCCCGCCGTCACAAAGGCCCTGACCGCGATAGGGGTAGGCATTGGCGTGGTGGTGGCCGGATTTGCGCTATACACGGCAGGCTCGGCCCTCGCTACGGCGGCGACCGCGCTGTTTGGAGTAACGCTGTCGGCGGCCATCTGGCCGATTACGGCTATCGCAGCAGCGGTAGCGGCGGTCACAGCGGCGGTGCTGTTCCTCGTTGACGCTTTCCAAGAGGACATGGGAGCGACGGAGGGCATGACGGCGGCCACCCGGCAGCAGTATTACGAGCTGCAAGACCTCAACACAGAGTATGAGGAGGCCTGCGAGAAGTACGGGGAAACCTCGGAGGAGGCATTGCGGCTCAAGTATCAGGTGGACGACCTTTCCGCAGCGTTCGAGGCCAACAGGCAGACGGTGGAGGAGTTCACCGCAGAGGTGGACGCACTGGTACAGAGCCATGACGAGCTGATTTCCAGCTACGAGGAGAGCATGACGGCCATCAACCAAAGCGAGGTTGGAACGCTGTCGCTCATTCAAAAGCTGGACGACCTTGCATCGACGACCAACAGGACGGCGGCGCAAGAGGAGCAGATGAAAGCCGTCATAGACCAGCTCAACAATGACCTGCCGGAGCTTGCGCTATCCTACGACGATGTAACCAGCAGCACCGAGGCCAGCATTGAGGCCATGAAAAAGGCGGCGGAGCTGCAAGCGGAGCAGGAACGGCAGGCGGAACAGAAGCAGGCGTATGTTGACCTACTCAAGGAGCAGGCGAACCTTGAGGACGAGATTGCAAAGGCGGAAGAAAATATCCGGCTTGAGCAAGAGCGCATGGACAACATGAGCGGCTGGGAGCATTTCTGGACGGGCGGCGAATGGGACGACCTTGAGGCGTACCAAGCCGCGCTGGACGAGCTGAATGCGGCCTACGCGGAGAACCAAGCCACCCTACAGGGGATTGAGAGCGAATGGGAGGAAGTCGCGCAGGCGGCAGAGGAGGCGGCGACAAGCCCGGCGACCTACGAGGAGGCCGTGGCGACCGCCTACGAGAGCGTCCGGGTCAAGGTAGAGGAACTGTGCGCGGCCTACGATGAAGCCTACCAAGCGGCCCTTGAGAGCTTTGAGGGGCAGTTTGGGCTATTCGATGAAGCGCAGGCGGACATTGAGGCGACGGTGGCAAACGCGCAGGCTGCCCTCGACAGCCAGCTCGCCTATTGGGAGAACTACGGGGCCAACATTGAGACGCTGAAAAATACGTCGGCGGAGGACTTGGGTGTTACCCAAGAGAACTATGAGGCGTTGATGGCCTATGCGCAGAGCGGCAGCGAGGAGGCCGCAGGGCTGGCGGCAAGCATGGCCGAGGCGATCAACAGCGGCAATACCGAGGCGGTGGCGGCACTGGCGAACACCGTGGGAGAAGTCCAAGCGGCGCAGGCAGAGACGGCGGCAGCCGTAGCGGACTGGCAGACGGATTTCACGGCGCAGATGGACGCTATCGAAAAGGAAATGCAGGACACCATCGACGGGATGGATTTGAGCGATGAGGCCAGCACAGCGGCCAGCTCGACCATCAGCTCGTATGCCGAACAAATCCGGGCCGGAAAGAGCGGTGCGGTGGCGGCGGCGCAGGAGGTTGCCAGCGCGGTCACTTCTGCCCTGTCCAGCGCGAACGCAACCATCCATGTGAACGTCACCAGCAGCGGCAGCGTCGCAGGCCACGCCAGAGGCACCACAAACGCCGAGAGCGTATTCCTCGCGGGTGAGCAGGGGCCGGAGCTTATCGCCCGGCCAGCGGCGGCCTATTCCACGGGAACGACCAACAGCGCGGACTACTTTATCGCCGGAGAGAACGGGCCGGAGCTGATTGTGGGAGAACAGGGTAGCACGGTATTCCCGACGCAGGAAACCGACAGGCTGATAGCCGCGCTGAACGAGAAGCGGCAGCCGCTACAGGTTTTCACCAGCAGCGGCGACGGCGGGAACGCCGGAGGCAAGGTAACGGCGCAGGAGCAGGTGAAGCGCATACTGCTGGAAATCGCAGGCAGCGGCGCGATTGAGGTGGGCGGCAACGGGGCCGACCGGGAGACGGTGCTGCAAATCATGTGGGAAAACCTCAAGCCTATCCTAATGAGCATTATCCAGAGTGAAATCTACGAGGAGGGGGAACTGTCGTATGAGTATTAAGTACCAAATGTGGCTGACGTACAACGCAGAGAAAGAGAAAATCCAGCTCCCCGTCCTCCCGGAGAGCTTTCGGGTTAGCAACGGGAGCAGCAATGACAGCGTAGACATTACGGGGCTGGGCGAAATTGTGATTATGCAGAGCCGCCCGGCCCTGCAATTTAGTTGGAGCTGCTTTTTCCCGGCGGCAAAGTTCCCCGGATTGCAGGTGAGCAGCATTACAAGGCCGCTGACACTCGTGCAGAAAATCAACACATGGAAAGCGAGCAGGAAGCCCGTACACCTGATTGTGACGGCCTGCGGGGTAGACCTTTACTGCACCATTGAGAAATTCGACTACAGCGAGGAGGGCGGCGACCCCGGAACGTACCAGTACAGCATAACGCTGAAAGAGTACAGGGAGATCACCGTCCGGCAGGTCAAGGTGGACATCCCGAAAAAAGAGGCGACGGTGAAGAAAGAGGAGCCACGGGTGGACAACAGTGTGCAGCCGAAAACCTACACCGTCAAGAGCGGGGACTGCCTGTGGAATATCGCAAAGAAATACTATGGCAGCGGCTCGGACTACACGAAAATTTACAGCGCGAACAAGGGGACAATCGGCGGAAACCCGAACCTGATTTACCCCGGACAGGTGTTGACGATACCGTAAGGAGGTGAGGCAATGGCAGAGGGAATGAGCCTGATTATCCTCAAGGGGGAGCAGGGCTACGACGTGACGCAGCTTGTGGAGCAGGTGAAGTGGAAAGGGCGAAAAGGCTCCTCGGCCCGGACGCTGGCGGTGACGCTGATTGACGACGACGGGTACAAACACGCCCGGAGCGAGATTGACGTGGAACAGGGGCACCAGTGCATTTTCAGCTATGCCGGGGCGGAACTGTTCAGGGGCATCATCATGTCGCAGACGCAGACCAACCGCAAGCGGCTGCAATTCACGGCGTATGACAATGGGATTTATCTGGCGAACAACAAGGACACGTTCGTCTATGAGAACAAGACCGCGAGCGACGTGTTCCGCGACTGCTGCACCCGCTTCGGCCTCCCGATGGGAGAGGTGGCAAAGTGTAGCTACAAAATCCCGGAGCTGACAAAGAGCAAGACGACCGCGTTCGACGCGATTGCGGACGCTTTGAGCCTCGACTTCGACGCGACGGGCATACGGCACTACGTAGCCAGCAGTAAGGGCAAATTGAGCCTGCTGACGCGGCGGGAGAACATTCTACAGTGGGTAATCGAGGTGGGCCAGAACATCACCACCTACAGCTATACCCGGAGCATCGAGGACATCAAGACCCGTGTGAAGATGGTGAGCAAGGAGGGCACGACGATTGCGGAAAAGAGCAACGCCGGGCTGGAAAAGAAGATTGGCGTGTTCCAAGAAATTGAGCAGCCGGACGAAAGCCTCACCACGGCACAGGTGAACGACCTGATAGCGAGCATACTGGAAGAAAAGAGTACGCCGGAGCGGACGCTGAACATTGAGGCGGTAGGGATTGCGGAGGTGATTTCCGGCATTGGGGTGTATATCATCATCCCGGAGCTGGGGCTGTCCCGGACGTTCTACGTGGACGAGGACACGCACACATTCGCGGACAACAAGCACATTATGACGCTGAAGCTCAACTATGCCAACGACCTCGCAAAGGAGGAAAAGGGCGGCACAGAGGACAGCGGCGGAAAGGATTACAAGGTGGGCGACACCGTGCAATTCAACGGGGGCTACCATTATGTGAGCAGCACGGCCAGCAACCCCACGGGCAGCAAGTGTGCGGCAGGCCCGGCGAAAATCACGCTGATTGCCAAGGGAGCAAAGCACCCGTGGCACCTGATACACACGGACGGCAGCTCAAGGGTCTACGGCTGGGTAGACGACGGCTCATTCAGTTAAGGAGGTGCGGACATGGCAGAGGAAACCGAGAAAACCAGCATCAAGCAGCTATTTCAAGGAATGGTAGGAGAGGGCGCGGAGGTTTTGCAGGGGATTGTGAAGTCCGCAAGCCCGCTGAAAATTCAGATTGTCAACGACGAGAAGCTGACAATCGGGCCAAATATCACATACGTTCCGTGGCACCTTACGGACTACACCACGGAGGTAACAGTGGAGTGGAGAACGGAGAACGCGAGCGGCGGCAGCGGCGACGCAGCATACGCCTCCCACAACCACGCCATTGTAGGACGAAAGAAAATCATAGTACACAATGCGCTGAAAGTGGGAGACAAAGTACACGTACTTTCATTCAACCACGGGAAGCAGTATTTTGTGCTGGATAGGGTGAGCTGACATGGCGGAGACTTTTATCCCTATTCCGGTCGAGACGGTGACGGAGGCGGAGGAGCAGCCCAGCCGCACCTACAGGCTCGACCTCGAAAACGGCAGGATTGTCGGAAAGGTGGACGGACTGACGGCGGTGAACCAAGCCATCAGGAAAGCCATCATTACGCCGCGCTTTAAGTGCCTCATTTACGACCCGCAGTACGGGAGCGAGATTGAGGACGCGATCATAGCAAAGGACGCAACGAGGGACTACATCGAGGCCGCTACGGAGGGCTTCGTAAAGGACGCGCTGCTGCCAGATACGCGCATTTTGTCCATCTACGACTTCAAGATTGAGTTGGAGGAGGACTGTGCGCGTATTTATTTTAGAGCTGACACGATTTTTGGGGAAACCACGATAGAGGAGGTGATTTGAGTGTTTGAGGACTACACATACGAGCGGCTGTTGGAGGACGTGCTGAACAACGCGCCGGAGGGGATTGACACCCGGCAGGGCAGTATCTTTTACGATGCAGTTTCGGGTGTGCTGATAAAGGTCGCAAAGCTCTACACCGACCTCGACCTCGTTGTGGAGCTTTCGAGGCTGACGACGACCACGGGCGACGCACTGGACGCAAAGGCCGGGGAATACGGCATCACGCGGCTGGCGGCGACACGGGCGAAATACCGGGCGGAGTTCGAGGGGACGACCCCAGCCACGGGGGAACGCTTCTATTACGACGGGGCCTACTTCGTACTCCGGCAGGAGGCGGAGACGGGCCTCCTCTACTTTGAGGCGGAGGCAGCCGGAGAGAGCGGGAACGACATCTACGCGGGCACCCCGGCTGTCCCGGTGAACAACATTGAGGGGCTGATTTCCGCCACGTTCGGGGCCATCTACGAGAATGGCAGCGACGACGAGGACGACGAAAGCCTCCGAAACAGGGTGATAGAGAAGATTGCAGGCCCGGCAGAGAACGGGAACAAGCAGCACTACAAGACATGGTGCGAGAGCATCGACGGCGTGGGCCGGGCGCGGATTTTCCCGCTGTGGCTGGGAGAGAACACGGTCAAGGCGGTGTTGATTGACACGGTGGGAAAGCCCTGCGGAGAGGCAAAGGTGCTGGAAGTGCAGAACTACATCGACCCGGCGGACAAGGGAATGACGGCCACGGTGGACGGCAAGACGTACACGGTCGGGGACGGCCTCGGAAACGGGGTGGCGAACATTGGGGCGCACTTTACGGCGGTGGGCGCAAGCCCGCTGGAAATCGCGGTCACGTTCGGCGCGGAGCTGTCGAGCGGGGCCACGGCGGAGGCGGTACAGCAGGAGGCGGCGGAGGCCATTGAGCAATACCTGCGGGAGTTGGTGCTGGGGGCGGACGACGAGGCGGTGATTACCGTGCGGGTGTCGGCCATCGGTGCGATCTTGAGCAGGCTGAAAAGCCTTGTGGACTATACCGACCTGCGGCTGAACGGCAGCACACACAACATCACCCCCGGAGAGGACGACGTACCCATCCTTGGGGAGGTGAGAATTGAGTGAAGCTGTATGAAAGGTACTACAAGAGCAACTACGAGGAGCTAATCACCTACTATCCGAGGTACTACAGGGACGTTTTTGAGATGGTGGAAATCCTCAAGGCGTTCGGGCGGGTGTCCGACGGCTTGGAGGAGAACATTGAGCAGGCGTACCTCAACAACTTCATTTTGACGGCGGACGCGGAGACGGTCAAGGTGTGGGAGGGCATACTCGACATCACCTACACCCAAAAGCTGACGCTCGACCAAAGAAAGCGCGTGGTGATTGCGCGGATTATGGGGTACGGCCACATCGGAGAGCCGGAGATACGGGGGATTATAGCGAACTACACGGAAAGGGCCGTGGCGGTTGACTTTGCGAGAGGCGTTATATCCATCGTGATTGAGGGGGAAATCTTCGACGAGGCGAACCTGTGGAACACGCTGTTGCGGCGCATACCCGCGCACCTTGCGCTGGACGTAAAAATCCACATTCAAAGGACGTTCCGGCAGCGGCTTGATGTGCGCTTCGGCGGAGCGGCTGGGGCACACTTCATGCTCACGCCCGTAGGAGAGGACAGGGTGAGCCGGAGGCCGCTCTATGTTGGGTACGGCGGGAGAGCGGCGGCGGACTTCACGACTGCACCCGTGGGAGAGGACAGAACCAGCAGGACGACCCTCTCCGTGGGCTACAGCGGGCTTTTATCGCCGGAGGTAGACGGAATACCGCCCGGAGTGGAAAAGGCCGCCACGAGCCGCACAGAGGGCGCGGGCGGTATGTACTGCCACACGCATACCAAATCAAAATTGATAGGATAGGAGGAAATCAAGAATGGCAATTTTTGAGGACGGCAGCTACAGTTGTACGCCGGGCATTGCGCTGCTGGGAAAAATCATGGCGGGAAGATGCCAGATGCACTACACAAGGGCGGCTGTCGGAAAGGGAACCATCCCGGAGGACAAAACCCCAAAGACCATGACGGAGCCTGCGGAGTACGTGATGGACGCGAAAATCTCCGCAGTGACGAACCCGGTGGACGGCGAATGCCAAGTGACGGTGCAGATCAACAGCTCCGACGTGGAAAAGGGCTTTTACGCCACGGGGATTTTGCTGTACGCGGCAGACCCGGACGCGGGAGAGGTGCCGTACACGTACCTCGTGTTGGAGAACGGGCCGGAGTGGATTAGACCGTCCAGCTCCGCCGTAGGCAAGCTGGCGACGTTCGACCTGATTGCGGCGGTGGGAGACGTGGACAAGGTGACGGCCACCATCGACCCCAATTCCATTGTCACGCGGTCGGTGGTGGAGCAGCTTATCGCCGGGGCCACGGTCAAGCGGGAAATCACCATCCCGGCGACGGGCTGGGACATCGGCGCGGAGGAGGCCCCGGAGGGGTGCCAGTTTTTGGACATTGCGCAGGGGGACGTTACGGAGGAGATGGTGCCGAGCGTGGCAATCCACCCGGCAGACACCGACACGGCCAAAGAGTGCGGAATGATTACCGCAGCGAGGACGATGGAGGGCGCGTTGCGGCTTTACGCGCAAAAGGCCCCGGCAAAGGAAATCCAAGCGACGCTGACGCTGCTGCTGGCCTCCAACGGCGCAGCAGGCGCAGGAGGCAACAGCGGCAGCGGAGAGGGATATGTACTCCCGGCAGCCACAGCGACCCGGCTGGGCGGCGTGAAGATTGGAGAGGGAGTGAGCGTGGAGGCAGACGGAAAAATCTCCGTGGATGGAGCGAGCCTGCTGGACAGCGCGACCACCGCCGAGGGAGAAGTTGAGGAGATGCTGAACGAGGTGTTCGGCGGAACCGGGACGGAAACCGAGGGCGAATAACAGAGTATTTACCGGGCAAGCCACCCGATAAATAAAATAAAAATTTTTTCTTACAAGGAGGAAAACACTATGGCTTACAACGTAGAGAACTACCCCAAACTGAGAGACTTGAAAGCTCTCGCACAGCGCGTCGAGCAGGACTTCGCTACCAAGCAGGAGTTGAATACCCTGTCTGGCCGCGTAGACCAGCTTGTGACCGCAGGCGGCGAACCCAACGTGATTACCGCCGTTAAGGTCAACGGCACCGCGCTCCCCATCACCGACAAGGCGGTGGACATCGGCGTTCCCGGCTACACCATCGAGAAAGCGGCAGACAGCGGCGAGTATGCTGCTATCTACCAGCTCAAGAAAGACGGCGTAGCCGCTGGCCCCGCGATCAACATTCCCAAGGATATGGTCGTGCAGGACGGCAGCGTCGTCACCAACCCGGAGGGACAGGCCGCAGGCACCTACATCAAACTGGTGTTGCAGAACGTGGAGGAACCCCTGTTCATTGACGTGGGCGGCCTGATTGAGTATGTGACCTCCGGCTCCGTCGAGGGTGACATGGTGGTTATCGCCATCGACGACACCACCCACAAGGTGACTGCGACCATCACTGACGGCACCATCACCAAGGCCAAGCTCGCCGCCGCCCTCGTCACCGAGATTGAGGGCAAGGTGGACAAGGTGGAGGGCAAGGTGCTGTCCTCCAACGACTACACCACCGAGGAAAAGACCAAGCTGGCAGGCGTGGCCGCTGGCGCGACCAAGGTGGAGGCCAGCACCACCAACGGCAACGTCAAGGTGAACGGCGTGGAAACCACCGTTTACACCGAGCCGGAGGACGTGCTGCACGGCAGCGCGGCCACCGCTGCGGAGGTCGAGGAGATGCTGAACGAGGTGTTCGGCACCACCGCTGCGGAGTAACCTCACGCACGGAAAGCAGCAGGCAGGGCGGGGAGACAGCTCCCCGCCCTGTTATTTTTTCCAAAGACGGGAGGTATGACGCATGAACAAATTTGACCCATTGGCGAGATTGCGGGATTGCGCACTGGCCTCGCGGAACTTTGTTACGGGACTGATTGGGGAAATCACTGGAACGGTTGCGGACGCTCTTGAGGAGCTGGCAAACGGGAAAATGGATAAGACCAACGCGGTGGCCGTCACCATCCCGACGAGCGGATGGAGTGAGGACGCGAGCAGCGCGAGCTACCCGAAATACTACGATATTGCGGTGACGGGAGTGACCGCGAGCGACCGGGCGGAGATCACGATTGCGCCCGGAAGTCTGGACACAGCAAAAGCCTGCGGGCTGTGCCCGACGAACGAAACACTGGCAGGCAAAATTCGAGTTCGAGCAACCAGCATCCCGGAGGCGGCTATCGCGGCGGAATACTGGATTGCGGACGGAAAGGAGTAAGGCGATATGGCTTACGGTAATATCAACGTACCCGGCGTTTCCGGGCCGGAGCTTGAGGCCGTGCGGACGCTGGCGCAGAGCGCAAAGGACGCGGCGGACAAGGCGCAGGAGGCCATTACCAAGCTGACGAGCGCGATTAACAGCGTACCCAGCCAGAGCGGGAGCCTGACCTACACGGGTAGCGCACAGACCCCGGCGTGGAACAACTACGACCCGAACACGCTCACCATTGGCGGCGTGACCTCCGGCACCAACGCGGGGACATACGCGGCCACGTTCACGCCGAAAGAGGGGTATCAGTGGGCGGACGGCACCACGGCGGCCAAAACGGTGAACTGGACGATTGGACGGGCGAACGTGGCGACCCCGGCGCAGAGCGGGAGCCTGACCTACACCGGGGAGGAGCAGTCCCCCACATGGAGCAACTACGACAGTGCGAAAATGACGATGGGAGGAACCAACGCGGGCACCGACGCGGGGAGCTACACCACCACATTCACGCCGGGCGGCAACTACCAGTGGAGCGACGGCACCACCACGGCAAAGAGCATCACGTGGAAAATCAACAAGGCGGCGGGCAGCTTGAGCCTGAACAAGAGCAGCCTGACCTTGAGCGGTGGCACCACCACCGGGACGGTGACGGCCACCCGGAGCGGCAACGGCGCGATCAGCGCCACGTCCAGCGATACGGGAATTGCGACGGTGAGTGTGAACGGGACGACCATCACGGTCACGGGCAAGGCCACGGGCAGCGCGACCATCACGGTCAAGTGCGCGGAGGGCACCAACCACACCGCCCCGGCAAACAAGACATTCAGCGTGACGGTGGAGGTGGCAAGCCCGACGCTGGCGGACAACACCCCGGCGACCATCAAGCAGGCCGCACAGTCCGGGCAGGCGGCGAACCTTTGGAGCGCGGGCGACAAGATGCCGATTGCGCTGAACGGTACGGTGGGCGCGTTGACACTCAACGGCACCTACTATGCGTTTATCCTCGGCTTCAACCACAACAGCAGCGTGGAGGGCGGAAACTCCATTCACTTCCAGTTCGGCAAGAACGCCAGCGGAACCGATATTGCATTTGTGGATGCGGGGTACAACAGCTACTACAGCAACAATGCAAGCTCCCGCTTCGTGATGAACACGTCCAACACCAACTCCGGCGGCTGGGCCAGCAGCTATATGCGGCAGACCATTTGCGCGGCGTTCCTGAACGCGATGCCGACGGAGTGGCAGAACGTGATTGTGGCCTGCACCAAGTACAGCGACAACACGGGCGGCGGCAGCGACACAGCCAGCTACGTCACGGCGACGCAGGACAAAATCTGGCTGCTGGCGGAGTTCGAGGTATTCGGCGCACGTTCGGGCGCGAACAGCGCGGAGCAGAACTACCAAAAGCAGTATGACTACTACAAGAACGGCAACAGCAAAATCAAGTACAAGCACAGCGACACGGCTACCGCCTGCAGCTGGTGGCTCCGCTCCGTCTACGCCGCGTACACGTACACCTTCCGGTATGTCACCGCGAGCGGCAGCGGCTACTACAACAGCGCGTACTACTCGAATGGCTTCGCGCCGGGCTTTAAGGTAGCCTAATCCAAAATCAGGAACCCAAGTGGAGCGGTGGGGGCGAAAGCCCCTACCAGCGAAACGACCAACACGCACAGACGGAAAGGAGGGCGGGAAAATGTCGGTCTACAAGTCCCGCCGCAAAGATGCGGCGGCGCAGTTTATAGCGGACGCAAGGGAGCTGCGCAAGGTCACGATACGAGTGGTGAAAAGATTTCCGACGGGCTACAGGTGGATTATCACCAACAATATGTTGGAGCTGGCGAACGAGGTCTACACCAACGCGCTCAAGGCGAACGCTATCTACGTCCACAAGGATATGAGCGGCCACGATTACGAGCTGCGGCACCGCTATTTGGTGATGGCGGCCAGCAGCGCGGAGGCCCTTTTGGGAGAAATCACGTTCTGCTACGAACTGGTGGCGGAGGGAAACAATTTCTTCGAGAACAAGGGGGACTACAATCAGGCGTTCCAGACGTGGACGGAGGCGGGCAACACGGCCCTCAAGAAAATCCGAGGCGTGATGGAGAGCGACAAGAAACGCTGGAACGGCTACCGTCAAAAGGCGGCAGCCGGGAAAGCGTGATTTTTTAGGGCAAATCCTGACGGCCCGCCTGCAACTGGTGGCTCCGCTCCGTCAACGCCGCGAACACGAACAACTTCCGGAATGTCAACACGAGCGGCAGCAGCAACAACAACAACGCGAACTACTCGAATGGCTTCGCGCCGGGATTTAAGAGAGATTGGGGCCAGAACAAGTAACGAATATGTGAAGCCGCGCCCCGAAACTTAAAGGAGGATTTGCACCTTGGAGACTGGCCCCGAAATGGGGCTTCATTCCTAAACTTACCACGCGATACGGAGGCCCGGACGCTACTTGCATGGCTGGGGATTTTGGCGGAGATTGCCCCGGTTACATGAGCAGCCGTTACGCAGCTACGAGAAAACCGCTATGGCAGACGGGACAGGTGCGGGAGGTGATGCACCCCGCAAACCACCCGCCGGGCCATTGATGCTGTACGCGGGGGAAACTGCATCTTGGCAGCAGGAGGCAGAGAGATGAACAGCAGAGACAGGCGCGAGGCGAGATACCAAAGGCGGAAAGCGCGGAGACAGCAGAAAGCGCAGGAGGCCGGAGGTGGGAGCTTCGAGGAGGTGATGTCGTTCGAGAACCTTTGCAAGGCCGGAAAGGTGTGTTGCAACGGGGCGAGGTGGAAAACCTCGACGATAAACTTCGAGACGAACCTGCTGGCCGAAAGCCTCAACACCTATAACAGCCTGCACGACGGCACACGGAAATTCCGGGGATTTCAGAGCTTTACGACAGTGGAGCATGGGAAACGGCGGGATACAGATGCCCTACCGATACAGGAGAGGGCGATACAGAAGTGCTTGTGCAGCAACCTTTTGACGCAGGCATATTCGCGCAGCTTCATCTACGACAACGGCGCGTGCCTGAAAGATAAGGGGATGGACTTCCAGCTCAACAGGCTCAAGAAACACCTCCGCGACCATTACCGCAGGTATGGGACGGAGGGCGGGATATACCAATTCGACTTCAAGGGCTATTTTGCGAGCTTGCCGCACGACGGGATAAAGCAGAGGGCAAGGGCGAAAATCAACGACGACCGCCTGTACGCCCTGTTCTGCGAATTTGTGGACGATTTTCAGAGGATGAAAACCGCCGACAGGACAGCGGAGCGACCGCACGGCGTGGGCCTCGGCAGCGAGATCAGCCAGATTATCGCCCTCGACTATGCAAGCCCGATAGACCATTATGTGAAAGACGTGCGCGGCATTCACGGGTACGGGCGGTATAACGACGACGGGTATGTAATCAGCAATTCGCTGAAAGAGTTGGAGGACATCAAGGCGAACCTCTACAGACTGGCGGAGGAGCTGGGGATAACCATGAGCGACAAGAAAAACATCATCACCCCATTCCGTCACCACAGCTTTACATTCCTCAAGATGCGGATAACGCTGGAGGAGAGCGGCAAGGTGACGATGAAGCTGGGCCGGAACAGCATAAAGGCCATGCGGCGAAAGCTCACCATTTTCCGGCGGTGGGTGGACGAGGGAAAGCTCGCCCCGGAGGATGTTTTTCAATCCTACCAGTCATGGAGGGCGCACGCGCTGCGGTGCGACAGCTACGACACTTTGAGAGCTATGGACGAGAGATTTGTCCGGCTGTTCGAGGCAGAGCTGGCGGCGCGGAAGAAGAAATTCAAATGCACCATGAAAGCGACCAAGACGGAGGCGGGCTGGATTTACAGACGGCACGGCTCAGTCAGAGAGGAGGAACAGCGGCATGAATTACGTGACACACCACAGGTATAAGGAGCTGGCCCTATGCGGGGAGCGGCTGAACATCCCATACGGGACGGAGCTGCACACGGAGGGGTATTCCATTGTGATGCCGGACGGTCGGCCCGTCTGCTACAGCACCAGCGAGAACGCAAAGAAGCACTTCGCCCGGAATGACGACGGGCGGGGGCTGGAACGCGGAGCGTTGACCTATGCTATCGCCTACAGCAACCGGGAGCGGTACAGCGCGGAGGGGCGGCGGCAGCGGTTTACCGATGAAGAAATCGAGATGCTGGAACGGGATTGGGGCCATTGGCTGCGGCAGGATTTGGAGGTAATTCTGTTCAATGAGGACTTCTTTGCGGCGGAGCCGGAGGAACTGCAAAAGCTCGCGGACGCATTGAAAATCAAGGTTAGGAGGTAAAGACCATGTACGCAATCATCAGCGGCGGGGTGCTGCTTGCCCTTTGTGACAAGCCGCGCTACGTCAAAATGAACGAGGCCAGCGGCGCATACGTCGAGGCAGAGGAGGCGCAGGCTGTCGGCGTTGCCGTGAGCGGCGACCTCTACAACCTCGCGGGCGGGACGGCCATCCCGGACGCGCCGGAGGCCATCATCACCCACGGCGACGTGGCGGAGTACGTTTTCCGCAACCGGGTACGGATTGTGGAGAATGAGGAGGCCACCCACACGGCCATCGTGTCGATGGAGGAGGCCCTGTGCGAGCTGGACGCGGCGCAGGAGGTGCGGCTGGCCGCCGTAGAGGACGCGCTGTGCGAGCTGGACAGTGGAATGAACGGAGGTGAAAACTGATGAACGAGATTTGGGCTAACAGACTGGTAGCAGGCACAAAGAGCTGGGCGGAAGTTCCGGCCTCCCGCAAGAGCGGGGTCAAGGCGGTGCTGGCTGGGCGCGTGGAGCGCGAGGCCATTACTGCGGACAAGTACGCGGAGATCACTGGCGAGGAGTACGCGGCATGACGGCGGCGGAGCTGACGGAACGGCTGACCGCGCTCGTAAAGGAGCAGGCAGACATCATCAAGGTACTGGCCGACGCGCTGGCCCAGCTTGGGGCGGTGGAGGGCCTGACCGAGAAGATGGAGGCGGCTGCTGCGGAGCGGGCGGAAATCATCGGAGAATGACGGAGAGGGGGCGCAGGCGCGTTCCCTCTTACTCTTACTACGCAGGAGGCGGGAAAGGAGGTAGAGCGTGGACACACCAATCACAAGGGCGGAACATGAGGAGTTCCGCAAGCGGCTTGAGGAGGAGAACAAGCGGCAGGACAGGCGTATCGAACTGCTTGAGGAGAACGTGCGGGAAATGAGTTCGCTGACGACTTCGGTGGAGAAGCTGGCGACAAGCATGGAGAGCATGGTGAAAGAGCAGGAGAAGCAAGGAAAGCGGCTGGAAGTCCTTGAGGGCCGCGACGGGGAGATGTGGCGCAAGGTCGTCGGCTACGTAGTCACGGCAGTTGCGGGCATTGTCCTCGGTTTTCTTTTCACGCAGATAGGGATGTGAGGAGGCGGCCATGAAAATCGGATTGATGATTGTGGCCGCCTTTTTCGCGGGGGCTTTAGTTAGCCTCCTCCTCTGCAAAAGCACGATTAGCCGCCTGCGCCGGAGGGTGAAAGCCCTCCGCGCAGGCGCGGGGCTTACGGAGAAGAAAAGGACGGAAACCACAAAAAAGGTGATTTGGATTTGCCTCGGAAACGGATTTGCGTGGGTATGGTGCAGCTATGTCCTCGCCTACCTCGACCATCCGCAGATTGCGGAAAGCCTCTCGCAGGTGGCGGTCACGGAGATTATTGGTGTGGTACTGGCGTACTGCATCAAATCCGCCGTGGAGAATTTGAGCAAGAACAACCACTGGCCGGACAAGCCCGGCACCACCGCGCAGGACGGCACCACAGGGCCGGAGCCGGAGCGGGAGGAGCCGCCGGACGTGGGCCAGTAGAAAGGAGCGGAAATGCTGACAGGAGCGACGAACGAGGAGAAAATCTGGAACTACCTCGTCGGAAAGGGGTTGAGCAAGGCGGGCGCGGCGGGCCTGATGGGAAACCTCAACGCGGAGAGCGCACTCAACCCAAAGAACCTACAGAACAGCTACGAGCGAAAGCTGGGCTACACGGACGACAGCTATACGGCGGCGGTAGACAGCGGGAGCTACGGCAACTTCGTCCACGACAGCGCGGGCTACGGCCTCGCCCAGTGGACGTATTGGAGCCGAAAACAAAATATGCTTGCGTTTGCACGGGCGGCAGGCAAGTCCATCGGGGACTTGGAGATGCAGCTCGATTTTTTATACAAGGAGCTTTCGGAGGGGTACAAGGGGGTGCTGAACACCCTCAAGACCACAGGCAGCGTGAGGGCGGCCAGCGACAGCGTACTCCTCAACTACGAACGCCCGGCAGACCAAAGCGAGGCGGTAAAGACCAAGAGGGCGGGCTACGGCCAGAGCTACTACAACAAGTACGCGGCCACAGCCACCACGCCCGGAAACGGAGGCAAGACCATGACAGAACAGGAATTGAGACAAAAGGTAGTGAGCATTGCGCAGAGCTACCTCGGCTGCAAGGAGAGCGACGGGAGCCACAAGAAAATCATCGACCTCTACAACAGCCACAAGCCCCTCGCCAGAGGTTACGCGGTGAAGTACACGGACGCATGGTGTAGCACATTCGCCAGCGCGGTCGCTATTGCGGCGGAGCTGACCGATATTATCCCGACAGAGTGCGGGTGCGAGAAGCATATCCAGCTCTTTAAGGGGCTGGGGAGCTGGCAGGAGAACGACGCTTATGTTCCCTCCCCCGGCGACTACGTTTTCTACGATTGGGACGACAGCGGAGTTGGAGACTGCACAGGCAGCGCAGACCATGTTGGCATCGTGGAAAAGGTCAGCGGGCAGACCATTACGGTCATTGAGGGCAACTACTCCGACAGCGTGAAGCGGCGCACACTCACCGTCAACGGGCGGTATATCCGGGGGTATGGCGTACCCAAGTACAGTAGCAAGGCGACCAGCGGCGGCACCACCACAGGCGGCGGCACCGGGGCCACGGCCTCCGGCACCCACAAGGTGGGCGACGTGGTTGATTTCACGGGCAGCAAGCACTACACCAGCGCGAACGCGGCCAGCGGCCCGGCCTGCAAGCCCGGCAAGGCCAAAATCACGCAGATTTACCAGCTCGGCAAGAGCAAGCACCCGTACCACCTCGTCGCCGTGAGCGGCGGCGGCAGCACCGTCTACGGCTGGGTAGACGCGGCGGACATCTCCGGCGCGGCCAGCGGCGCAGCGGCCACAAAGACATACACCGTCAAGAGCGGCGACAGCCTTTGGGCCATTGCTGCAAAGCAGCTCGGGGACGGCGGCAGGTACAAGGAGATTAAGAGCCTCAACAACCTCACCAGCGACACCATCCACCCCGGACAGGTGTTGAAGCTCCCGAATTAAGAGGAGGGAACATCATGCAGGAGTTTTTGATGAATTTGCTTTTTGCGGTCGTCACGGCAGCCGTCCCGGTGATTACCGGGTACGTTATCCTGCTCATTCGCAAGGCCGGAGACAACGCGGCGGCGGAGACGGAGGACATTAAGGCGCAGGGCTACATCAAGGAGATTGCCAAGGCCATTTCCGACGCGGTATCGGCTACCAGCCAGACCTATGTGGACGCGCTGAAACAGTCCGGCAGCTTTACCAAGGAGGCGCAGGCGGAGGCGGCCAGCAAAGCCCTCGCCGCTTGCCTTGCCTCCATCAGTCCGGCGGCGCAGTCATTTATTGAGGCGGCCTACGGCGACATCAAGGAGTATTTGACGACCAAAATCGAGGCGGAGGTGCGCAAGCAGAAAATCGAGGCACCGCTCACCATCGGCCTCCCGGTGCTGGAAAGCGGCACCGACACCACCGCTATCGCGGCCAGCACAGCAGCGGCCACGGCAGCGACCATTGCGCAGACGGCGATCAGCCAGCTCAATTCCGAGCCTGCTGCGCCGCAGACAGAATAAAATAGGCCACCCCGGACGGGCGGCCCGGCCCCTCTCATGGAGAAATCCGTGGGAGGGGCTTTATTTTTTTGCCCGAAATGGGGCACAGTCCACAATTTCCTACCTGATTACTATGGTTGATACAGCACAGTCAACAAAATGCCCCAAAACGTGGCATTTTTGAAAAATATTTTGGAAAAATGGTTGACTTTGCCCCAAATAGGGACTATAATGTAATCACAGTCAAGGAAAACACAAAGACAGTTCCCCGAAACGGGACAAGGAGGAAAAGAATATGTTGGAACTTAAAAAGACGCAAAACTCCATGTTTAACGAATATTATGAGGGAACAGCATTTAGTTGCTGGAAAGTAATATGTATTCTCGATGATAATTGCGTTATGTACATGGTTTTTGATGCAAACGGGAAAAGAAAGAACCGCCGTGAATATGGAAATACGGTAAAAAATAAAGAAACCTGCTTCAAGAGAGCTACAGAAGCCCTCAACAGAATTTAAGGAGGACACAACAATGATGAAGTTCAGCAGCTACGATGAATACGAGCGGTGGACGGAGACGTTCGAGAACCCCAGCGACTATCAGGAAATCCCGGTAGCAATCGACGATGGATGGAAAGTCTCGGTTGATATGTTCACAGAATGCAAGAGCTACAAGACGGCCCTCCGGCGTTTTGAAAAGGCGTTCAGGGAGGTACACGGCGACATCACTGGGTGGGTGGAGTGCATGAGAGAAACCTGCGAGGATGGCTGCTTCGAGGACACGACAGGCTGGAAACCCGCTTGGTCGAACGACCCGGAGGAGATCAAGGAGTTCTCCAAGGACGGCACCTATAGCTGGGGTGTCGAGGAAACGGCAGATGGCTACTGGTACATCTTCTTGAATATCTCCGGCACCTACGCGAGCCGGAAAGCGGCGTAAATTTTTTTACAAGCAAACGCCCCAAAATGGAGCGAAATAGTTTCACGTGAAACGAGGTTGACGCAAAACGGGACTTGCTGACCTATCGGCAGAACGGGGAGAAAGGATACAAAATGTACAGAGTTTTTAGAGTTCTTAGGGACGAGAAAGGTAACATCGTCCACAAAACCCCGGTAGGTCGTGCAGGGACAGAGCGCGGCGCAAGAGCCTTGATTGCTGGACAATGGGGCGAGTGTATCATAGAAAAAATCAAATAGCCGAAACGGGCCGTATGCCCGTCGCCGGGAGCCGCCCTACCCGGCCTGATGATGGCAGGGCAGAAAGGAAAACGCTATGAAAGCACTTTACATTGAGGGCAAGAGAAACGGCTACGGCCCCGACCAGTGCGGACGGACACTTACCGTCGGGGAGCTTATCGAAATCCTTGAGGAGTTCGACAGCGACCGCCCCATCTACCTCCGCAATGACAACGGCTATACATACGGCAGCATCACGGAGCAGGACATCAACATGGCGGAGGACATCGACGGAGAGGAGGACGAGGACGAATGAGATACTACAGCACTCAACGCCCGTTTGGGCCGGGGACTTATCCCCGGCAGGGCGGCACGGAAACCATCGCCAACTTCGACGGCAAAATCTACTGCGAGGAGATAGGCCGGGAGGCTTGGGGGTACATCGAGTACAAGGAGGCAATCAGCCCGGAACAGGCGGCGGCCTACGAGCTTACGCCGGGCGGCACAGAGGGCCGGGTACTCGTAGGAACATACAGCGACAGCGGTATGGCGGTAGCCTTTGTAGAGGAGTGACGAGAATGGACGAGTACAAGGTCAAGCAGCTCCGCCGGATGCTGGCCCACGAAACCAGCAGGAGCGAGGAACACTACGGGGCGCGGTTGAGCCATTGGTATGGCGACACCAACACGCTCACCATCGACGCGGGCGGGCTGAAAGCCCTTATCCGCTACTACGAGACACACGATACAGATTTGGAGGGAACAGACCATGAGTAACAGATACGCAGAGCTGCGCCAGAGGCAGCAGGAAGAATTTAACGCATTGCCGCTCGGCTTCGCATTTGGCAGCAAGCAATTCGAGGAGATGATGGAGCGGTGGGGCCTGAACGCCCACAAGCAGGCAGACCTCGACAAGATTTATTCCATCGGCTACGGCGGGTACATACAGAAAAAAGACGCTGACCTCCTGCACAAGACCCGCGCCCGCCACGACGCAGAAATGCAGGCGGCCATTGCGGAGGACACGACCGGGGAGGGCTTTATCTACGAGATGTTCCTCTATGAGCTTGACAATCACGAATACGGCTATACGAGGGATACGGAGGACACGCTGGACGCGCTGGGCTACACGGCGGAGGAGGTGCTGGGCGACCCACGGCTCAAGAGAGGCATTGAAAAGGCCGTCACGGAGATTTGCAGGAGGGATTGGTAAATGACACAGTACAGGTATTTGCGCGGCTCACAGGGCAGCAGAGAGGCCGTCGAGTACGACATCACCCGGAGGGGCCAGTACATAACGACGTGCGTGGTGGACGTTGACCTGCTGATTTTCGGTATCAAGGCTTTTCCGTGCGGCAACGGGGACGACGAAACGCTCACCCCGGAGCAGCGGCTCGCCATCCTTGAGACGGTGCGGGCGGAGCGCAAGCGCATCACCGACAGATACCCGGTTAAGACCCTCAAGGGCTGGCGGGAGAGCGGGCTGCGGACGTTCGAGGAATATTGTTTCCCCGGCGACAAGGTAGACGACGACATGGTACAGCACTTTGTGGACAGCGTTCCGCCCGTCCTCCTGCTTTCGTTCTGTACGCAGGCCGGAGAGCCGTACAGCCATGAGGGAGACGAACGCGGAGCCTACAGGCCCACCTACGCCACGTTCCACGACCTTGGTGGAGGCTACTGGCAGTTTGACGGCTACTGCTTCTACAAAGAGAACGTCAACCGCTGCATCTGCAAATCACGCCTTGAGGAGCGCATCGAGGAGGCCCGGAGGGAGGTTGAGGCGCATGGCTGACATCATAAAATGCAAGGATTGCAAATATTATCAACGGTGCGCAGACTATAGCATCGACCCAAGAGGGCTTCTATACGACGCTTGTATGTGCGCGCCCCACTGGTGCGCTGAAATCAGGGTTACGCTCCGATGCCCGTTGGACGATAGGAGGAACAAGAAAAATGGCTGATGGAACGCTCGCGGTCTACGGCAAGCGCGAGGACGGCGAAATGCAGCTCATAAAGCGCGGGCTGACCGCGCCGGAGGCCATCAAGACAGCGGACAAGCATTATCACGACACCGGGCGCACAGCCGTCATTGTGCGCTCGGAGCCGGGAGGAGGTAGGGAAAATGGCCGACTATAGCCGCTACAAGACCGCAACGCTCGTAAAAATGCGTGACGCAGCGGAGGAGAAATACCGGGCCGAAACCGAAAAGCCCGGAGAGGGCTGGGGCGCAGGAATGAGAAAGGCCCGCCTTTGTGACAACAAGGCTTGGGAGCGAGCTAAAGAACGGTATGAGGCCATCTGCGCAGAGCTGGAAAGGAGAAAAGAGCATGGCGACAGACTATAAGGAGAAGATCAGAAAGCTCCTCGCGCTGGCGGAAAGCCCGGTAGAGGCGGAGGCAAAGGCCGCCCTCCTCAAGGCCCGACAGCTCATGGCGGAGCATAAGCTCCGGGAGGAGGACTGCACAGAGCCGGAAAAGCTCAAGGTGAAGAAAGCCCTCGTCGGAGTGACCTGCACAAAACGCCTCAACGGGTGGATGGTTGACCTCTCGGCCACCATTGCGGAGAGCCATTGTTGCACAGCTTTCAGGAGCAAGCGGCGCGGGATGCAGACGGTGGAAATCGGCTTTATCGGCTTCGAGGACGATTTCGAGGTATGCGAGCGGATATTCAAATACGCCGTGGACTGCGTTCTCGCGCACTGCAAGGCCATGCGCAAGGAGTACCGGGGCATCTACACGGGCAAGCACCTCGGAAAGATGTGCGACGCATACGGCTATGGCTTCGCCAGAGGCGTTGCGGAGATGTTTGAGAGGCAGACGCAGGAAAATCAGGAATGGGGCCTCGTACTCGTTATCCCGCAGGAGGTCAAGGACATGGCCGCCGAAATGGGCGAGGGCAGCGTGTTCAAGGAACTTTCGGCCCCGGAACACATGAGCGAAATTCAAGCCATGAGAGAGGGCTACGAGGATGGGCAGGAATTTGACCCCACAAAGAGACTGACAGAGGAGGCGGCGGTATGAACGAGAGACAGCTCACCAAGGCGAAAATCGCGGGGGGGGTAATGTATGCGGGCGGCTCTTAAACCCCTCACGCCGGAGGAACGGGCCGTTGCAGAGACAAATTTCTGGATTGTAGGAAGTTTCCTCCGAGCGCAAAAGCTCCCGGAAGATGAATGGTTTGACGTGGTTATTTTCCGCTACCTGCTCACCGTCGAAAACTGGTTTAGAAAGCCCCGGCTTTACCGCTACGAGTTTACCACCGTCGCGTGGAACGCCATGCGCTCTGCCGTCGGGAACGAGCGGAGGAAGCAGCGCAGACGGATAAAGACGGTTAGCCTCGACGACCCCGTACCCGGCACCGATGGACTGACGTGGAGCGACATCATCACAGAGGACAACCTCGACTACACACCCTATTTAACGGAGGTATGCTGAATGAAGATTACATACGACATCAAAGACCTGCCGGAGCGCAGAGGCAGAGCGGGCGGCAAGAGCGAGGAAACGCTCGCGCTTATCGCTTTTCTGGCGGACGGCCAGAAGAAGAATATGTGCATCGAGTACGACACCGAAAAGGACGCAAAGCGCAGGTACGACACGCTGCGCAACTACAGGAACACGAACAAGCTGCAAGAGCGTTTCGACGTTTACCGCGTCGATAAGGCGGTTTACGTCGTAAAGACCAAAAAGGCAGCGAGGAGGGCAGGAGAATGACGGACAAGCTCACGGAGGCGTTCAAGAAAGCGGACACGGTACTCCGGGCTATGAAACAGCTCGCAGAGGAGGCAGGGCGGAATGGCAGTGAATAAGGACAAGCTCAAGGAGCTGGACAGCCATTGGAGCGAGGTAGTTGGCCTTGCGGTGCAGTACGGATTTGTCGTACAGGCCTACGGTGGCACGGTTATGCTCCTCACGCACAAGAACCAGCTTGAGGCCGTGGGAGAGGAGCAGTATATCGCCCGGCAACGGGCCATGAACTGCATCGACATGGAGGCCACGGAACCGGAAGAATAAAAAAGCGGCGATTTACGGGGAGGAAACTCCCGAAAATCACCGAGACGGAAATACTATTTTTTCTTTGGCCTCTATTTTTCTAAAAAATCAGCGAGAGAATAGGCAAATAATTCGATTTTCCCGTTTCCGTTTCGCCCGGAGAAAAACCCGATTACGGCAGTTTCCGGGGAGAAAATACCACGGGAACGGCGTTTACGAAACGGCAAGAGTACATAAACGGCTGACAGCCGGATTTGCGGCAGCAGAAAGCCGCAAAGTATAGTAAAGGATAGTAAAGTAAAGGGAAGTAGAGTATAGAAAGAAAAAGAAGAAAAAGAAACCCACAGGAGGTATCACAATGGCTGACGACTTTTATGCCCGTTGGTGTTCGAGAATGCAACCGCCCCAGCCTACCCCGCAGGAACGCTGGGAGAGGCACACGGCGTACTTACGCAATCTCGCCACCTCTCCGAGAGCAGAGGAACTGGTGGAGAAGTTCGACGTGCCGGAGGTCACAGAGGCGGAGGAGGCGTTCAAAGCGGCCCTTGCGGAAGTGACAGACCCGGAAACCCGGAACAAGATTGATATGGCAGCAGGGATGATTTCGAGCGCATATCAGATTTTGGGCTTTTGCGCCGGGCACTTCTCGCAGGACAGCCGGGCGCGTATTTTTTAGGCTTATTTGTGATAACCTTGCAGGAGTTATAT